CAACGGCTTATTCAGTTGTCAAGGTTCAATCAGTTACCACTGTATACCGCAGTGGACCGGTTTGGATAGAGTAGAAATACTCATCTTTGTGGCGTCGTCAGTTGGCACAGTGCCGAAGCGGTGACTCAGCCTATTTGGTTGTAAGTTTGAGGTTTCTCTGAACTCTTAGTTAAGTTAGAGATCTCTCTCACCTTATCAGGAGAGATCGATAACTCTAACGTTAAAAGAGTAGAAGAGGTTTCAGCATACCTCAGTGGATCAGTCAATGGAGTGAGCAATTGTACTCATCTTGCTGCTGATTCGACGGGATGCCTTGGTATCACTGGATGATTAGTCTTGCTTATCGGTACATCAGTTGTTCTTATCAGTGACAACAAGCTAATCATACCAATGGATCTCAGCTATCTATCAGCTTGGCACACAGATGTGTCAGATGCATGTGTGTGATGCGTGACATATCCGTGCGGTAGGTGTGCATTATGCGTGTATCTGCGTCTAGATTGCATATCTAGCGTGCTATTTGACCCACCCGCCAGGGGTAATTTGCGTCCCTGTACCATCGATATAAGGTCTCAGGGATTTTTGTCATTTTTTATGGCGGCATTTAACGCAATCATCAACGGAAGTAATGGGATAATTAGCATTAATGACCACATCTACTCCACAATTCTTACATTTTACGTATTTTACAGGATCAAGAATCATAAGACCACATACCAGCGTAGGACTTTGGAAAATGAACAGCAATTAGCTGTTTAACTTTGTCAGCAATATATTTATGTTCTAACTGAGTACCATTAGCACATCTAAGATCACAATAAGTCAACCAAGACCTAAGATTACCGTGCATATAAAGAGTTGTAGGTGTTGCCAGAGGTAGAACTTCTCTAGCACATTCTTTAGCTACACCAGCACTAAGCATTTCATCATAGAGCATCTGAGCTTGATCAAAGACAAACTGAGATTTAAGTTGTAGTTCTTGGATTGTGTAAGGATCTAGATCATCAATAGAGTTTTGTCTATTCTTATCATCTTGTCTACGGAGAGCGGGAGTTACAGGTTTATCTGTGACTGCTGCATAGCGTTGAGAGAACTCTTGAAAGGAGAAAGATCTATGTCTAAGAATTTGAGCTGCAATGGATCGTGTGGTATTAATCTTAATACACATGGATACCATTTCAAAGGGAGACCAATGCTTATGTTTAATAAGGTATTTAATAAGCTTAGGAGCAGTATGAGTGTTATTTTGATTATTAGGGTTTGACACTCTAGCCATGTAAGCTACGAGGTCATCACCATCAGGAGTAGAGTGAATGTACTCAATATTATGCATATGAATGGGTGGTGTTAGTAAAGAATTACTAGGATTATCAACATCGATGATAATGATAGTAATAAGATCCAGTTCATATTAAAGAACTTGTGTCTATTGGGTGTTAGTGGTTCTTACAGAATATCCATTCACGAGGATATTAGTAAAGAAGGAAGGAGTGTCTTTAGGACACGAATTCCTTCCTCCGCAGAAAAGGGTCCACCCTTCCCTTCCCTGTATACGGGAGACACCGGTCCTAAACCCAGTTAGAGACTGATTTGTTTGTCTTTAGTCCTCTAGCTTGTTTTCGTTGTCCTAAAGACATACCTAAGACCATATGTTGAGCAGCTTGTTCAGGGTTATCTAACCAAGCTTCATTCATGTCATACCATTCTTCTAGGTCTCTTAGTGCTATTTGTTCTTGAGCAGATATAGCTAAACAATCAGTGTAATATTTAACACCTTGAGCTAGACAGTCTAATCTGTCATCGTGTTTAACTGCACCTTTTTCACGACACATTCTACTCATTTGGTAGAAAAGCATATAGAGGAGTCGTTCTTCAGGAGGAGCATCTGGGTTTGATTTGAAGTCCCAATCGACCACAGAACGGTCCACGATAAGACGATGCTGATTAAGGACAGGTTCAAGGGAGTCAATAATTCTGTCTTCTTTTCTGACATTGGCACGTACTTCTTCTATGTCTAATGATTGTTTATTTTGGGTAATATGTTTACGGAATAGTTCTGAGACCATGCCATCACCGAAGTTAGTTTCGATGAGGAGTTTAGTTACTCCGTATTTTTTACAACCTTTTAGAATATCCAGAAGTGTGTTGTCTGAGTATCCATCTTTGTAAGCACGCATTTCGTGCAAGTACAGGAAACCGTTTCTTTGGGAGATAAAAGCTGCTGCTGTCTCATCTGTTCCTCGACCCGACGGATCAACTGAGCAGATTGTTTCTGTGTAAGGTAGCCAATCTCCTTGGAGTTGCACTGGACTGTAGAAATAATCTCCAGGTAAGCCAACAATGGGAGCGTCTTTGATGACGTTTTGAGGGTCACTTGACCAGATGACTGCATCGGGACAAGTATTAGGATTAACGGCAGTAACAATAAGGTCTGCCATTTTAAGAGGGAATTTCTCACTATCTGATAGGGTTGTATCCAGCATGAATTGGAGCATAAAGTTGCTCCGACCCATTGCTGCTTCACGTTCTAGTAGGTCTAGATCTTCAAAGCGATCAGGATCTGTTGGTTGCCAAGGTTCAGCACCGTTGTCTATATCTTCTTGTAATTGAGGTGCTAGCAGACCTTCATAGTTCTGTTTATCTTTAGGGTAACGTGCAGTCCAGACGAATGGTCTGTAATTACGTTCAGCTAATTTACGATAAATAGTAAATGATGTCTGAGGAGTACCAAGAATACAAATCCGTGAATCTGTTTTAGGAGTAAGGATAGATTCTACTTCTGTTGTTAGTTGTAGAAGTTTTTCTCTCATGAGTTCTGTCATGGAGTTACCTGGTACTTCTATGTCATCTAGGACCATCAGGTCAGCACGGCTACCAGTCAACTGACCAGTAATACCGACTGACTTAACTGAAGGTGCTTGATGAGGACCACAATTAACGTCAAAGCTAATACGAGACCAACGTGCATCATCAGCTTTAGGTCTTAGGTGATTAAGCCAAGGTGTTTCAATAATTAGTTTCTGAAGGAAGATAGACATGTTGTCAGCTCGTTCTTTAGAGGCTGAGATAACCATGATCTTCTTTTCAGGGTCATTAAAGAGCGTCCATAGGACGAAGGCACCAGTAATCCAGGATTTGCCTACACCACGGAATGCTTGGATCTGTAGACGTTTAGGACCATGTTGTAGGTAGTCAGCGATAGCGTATTGAGCACGTGTAGGAGAAGGTAGATCTAGTTGGCCCCAAAGTGCTTGTAGAAAGATCTTAAAATCGTCCTGTAAGAGCTGTAAGGTATCGTTCATATGTATATGTATAGGCAGGGTGGTTTATAAGCCTTGTAGAGCCTTAGAAAAGGTCTAGAGGAACACCTAGCGTTGCTGCATGACCATTAGATGCTGCATTACCATTTACACGATCAACTATTTGAGAGCCGGAGGTGTAATTAAGTAATGCACTGCCTCCATAAAATCTTATAGAAGGTCTTTTTGATTCTAACTTTTGCAATGTAGTTTGAACATTTTTGGATTGCTGTCTTTTGATTTCATTGGTTCTAGCACCAATAATTTTTCTATTGTCAGGTCTATCACCCAATGGACCATAGGATTTTTCTAGACGTTCAACTTCTGCTGTAGCATTAGAAGAATTTTCAACAGTTTGTCTAAGTAAATCTAATTCAACAACATGATCAATTACAACCTTACCGCCTCTTTTGTTAATTGAAGAACGTTTGTAGTTTTGACGGCGGTTACGGTTTTGTTCTTCTCTACCTTGAGGAGGTCTTATTTTTTCAGCTTGCTTACGTTTATGGTCACCATTTTCACCACGTTTAGCAAGACGAATTTTAGAACGTTTATCAGTTAAATTTCCATCCTTAACTTTAAGAGGAGGACCACTATAATTAACAGCTTTGTATGCATCAGTTAAATTGCCATCATTATTACGTAGCCACTCCTGCACTTCGGCAGGTGTTGACATAAAAAAAGCGCCCCTTTCGGAGCGCGGTATTAGTTATTCACTAAGGTATAGGTTGATCAGAAGAGTTATCGCCTATTGCGTTTAACTGCTGCACCTCTAAGTTTGAGGTACTCCTTACGTTGTTTAGGAGTCATTAGTTGCTCAGTCAGCGCACCTTGATCCTTTTGAAACTTTGTTCTCCTAGGTGTAGTCTTTACTGAACCGTCTGATTTTTGCTTGGGTTTAACCACTGGTTTCTTTGCAGCAGCTTTAGGTTTAGGAGTTGGTTTAGAAGCCTTAGGAGCTTTTTTAGCCGCATCTCTAAAAGACTGGACATTCTGTGATCGCTCTTTTGGCGTCATAGATTGCCACTTCTTTTTCATTTGAGCCATGGTCATGCCTTTAAAAGGCTGCTGAGCGCGATATGTAGACATAATTAATGAATATGCTGTTTAAGAATTTGTTCTCGTATAGGTGAATTAAACCTTGTTATAAAGGCTTCCCAGTTAGTTGTTCCTTTGTCCTGATTACATTTAAAGCAGGCACATACGCTGTTCTTTGTATTTGTCGGACCACCCAAAGACTTAGGATGGACATGATCAATAGTAAGTTCAGTAGTGTCATAAGAGTTTCCACAATAAATGCATGTGTTGTCAAAGTATTCTTTAATAGCGCGCCTCCATAGGCGCTTGGCTTCTGGTGACGTCATAGCTATTAAGTTGTAAAGGTAATTGTCAGGATGTTGGAACAAGGGAGTCATCGATTCGCATTAGTTTTACGTGCGCCTTTTTGGCGATTCTTCTTACGTGAGATGCACCGTAAATTGCTACGGTTATTGTTATTAGGGTTGTTGTCCTTATGGTCAACTTCTTTACCCTTACCACATTTCATCTTACGTGAAGCACGTTTACGCGAAGTGTTCTTACTTTGTGTTCGCTTACGATATGCTTTTAAATACTCCTTACGAGCTGCATATTCTTTTTTATGGTTACGTTCGGCTGCCATACAGCCTCCGTTGAACCAACTCTGGATCAACGTCAGGAATAATACTTGCTAATTTACTAAGTGGACTTCCTTCCATTGCAACACCAGAGATGTCATTAGTTTTAAGCCAATCACAAGCTGCTTTTAAATCTTGTGTAGAAGCCTCACCCGACTTAATGCGGGCGAGGAACTCCTTAGTCACAAGGTTATGAAGCTCATTAAATTGATCTTCAGTAGCCTTTTTTTTCATTTAATTAATTATTAAGGGTCAAGACATGGATTATTGGTTGATGGAAGTAGTCTCCATTGCATGTTTTCGGCAAAATCTTCTGCACCTTCCCACTTGGCGTAACTATTATATTCGTTAGCAGGATCGTCACCTACATAAGAGATAGTTATGAAGACACAAGTGCTTCTCCAGTTAGCGGCATCTATTTGGCCGTCATATGTAATCGAAATTATTTTTCTAGCCATATTGGCTTGAGAATTCCAGCCACTATAAGCATCTATCCATTGATTTGTGTAAGGGTCTAAATACTGTAAAGTTCCATAAGTTTGAAGTTCTTGACATCCGCTAGGTGGTTGAGGATCACAGTCAATATCATTACCGTCATAATCTTGACCAGACCAAGATCCAAGAACAGTTTCTTTATCGTTAGAGAATTCCCACCAACCCTCAAGTTGATACCAACCTTGGAATGCTTCTGTAGTATTTGAATTATCAATCGTGACACTCCAGTGGTCGTTGTAAATAATATTAGGAATACCTAAATTACCACCTATACCTCCAATGTGAGGTTGATGGAAGGCAAGATTGGAATAGGCTTCATAGTTGGGAACATCGCCATGATCAACAACTACTCTATACTTAGATCTCCACGGAGGCATTTGACCAGTTGCAGGTACAATCATTTTTTCATAATTAGTACCCATAGAATAGTCGAGTGTTCCTGTGTATCTATCACTTGATTCATCAAAGGCGTCGTCAGCAACACCCCATGTATATGCATAGTGAGGACCATATTTGATCCACATACCACTTAAGGACAGGAAGGTATCAGGATAAGTTTCATTCGGGCAAGAATACCACTGTGTTGTTATTTGATTACTTCTCCAAACATCATAACTGTTATCTGACTTCATATTCATCCGACTCATGTCAGAACTAGTGACATTACCAACATATCGTACCCATTGATAATCTGATGGATCTACAGGACAAGGTAATGGTGTAGGTCGTGGGTTAGGTTCTGGAGTTGGAGTAGGGCAATCAATATAATTGCCATCATCATCTAAACCACCCCAAGTAACAATATAAAGATCGTTATCATCAGTAGGGGGGGAAGCACCTTTATAAAATTCAAAGTTACCAGTTATAGAAACATATTCTTGTTTACCATCTAAGAAGTCCTTGTTGAAATTTACCGTTGCTCTAAAAGGACCAGCACCGAACTCACCACCAGTCGCAG